GCACAATATCGATGTTGACGAAAATACAGTTGACGTGGTAAAGGGCTTAGAAGAAGAAGTTGAGACACTTAAAAGTACTGCAAACGAAAAAATTACTGAAAATGTAGAACTTCAAAAGCACCTCGCTTCACTTAAAGCTGAAAGAGTTTTCGAAGAAATGACTGAAGATCTCACAATCACACAGCGTGAGAGATTAAAAGTTCTTTCTGAAAAGCTTGACGCCGCAAATATGGATGAGTACAAGGCTGACTTAGAAACTCTCAAAGAATCATTCTTTGCGAAACCTAAGGTAGTTGCTGAAGAAGTCGTTGAAGAAGAGATCCTCACAGAAGAATCAGAAGTTAAAGCTCCTGTTTCAGAGCATTCCTCAATTAACGCTATCACAGCATTCTTAAACTCGCGTAATTAATATTTCGGTAAAAACACATAATTATAAATATACCCAGATAGAACTTTATTAACCAAGGAGATAGACATCAAATGGCACAGTCAAACTATCAAGCGCTAGTGGAAAAGTGGGGCCCGGTTCTCGAGCATGACTCTTTCACTGCAATTACAGATCAGCATCGTAAAAGCGTAACTGCTACGATTCTTGAAAACACAGAAAAAGCTTTAATGGAATCAGGCGACATGTCTGCTTCAATGAGCTCATTACTTTCAGAAGCAGCACCAACTAACGCTGCAGGCGCAGACGGCTTCACAGCCGGTGCGACAGCAACCGGCCCAGTAGCTGGTTATGACCCAGTACTTATCAGCTTAGTACGTCGTGCAATGCCAAACTTGATGGCATACGACATTGCTGGCGTTCAGCCAATGACAGGCCCAACTGGCTTGATCTTTGCAATGCGTTCCAAGTACACAAACCAAGCTGGTGCAGAAGCATTCTTCGGCGAAGCAAACACAGGCTTCTCTGGCGATGCAGCAAATCCAAATGGTACTACAACTGGTGGAACAGCATTCGGTTCCGTAGTTACTGGTAAAGGCATGGACACTGCAGCTGCTGAAGCACTTGGTGACGGTGTTGGCGCTGGTTTCGCAGAAATGGCTTTCTCAATTGAAAAAGTTACAGTTGCTGCTAAATCACGTGCATTGAAAGCAGAATACACAACAGAGCTTGCTCAGGATCTTAAAGCCGTACACGGTTTAGACGCTGAGACAGAACTAGCAAACATTCTACAGTCTGAAATCTTAGTTGAAATCAACCGTGAATTAGTTCGCTCAATCTACACATCAGCCGTAACTGGTGCTGCTGGTACAGCCGCTGCCGGTACATTCGACTTAGACGTCGATGCAAACGGTCGTTGGTCAGTTGAGAAGTTCAAAGGCTTAATGTTCCAAATCGAACAAGAAGCGAACGCAATCGCAAAAGGTACACGTCGTGGTAAAGGTAACATGGTTATCTGTTCTTCTGACGTTGCATCAGCATTGCAAATGGCCGGTGTACTTGATTACACACCAGCACTTAACTCTAACTCACTACAAGTAGATGACACAGGTAACACTTTCGCCGGTGTACTTAACGGTCGCTACAAAGTATACATCGACCCATATGCAGGCGCTAACTATATGGTTGTAGGTTATAAAGGTTCTTCAGCATTCGATGCAGGCCTCTTCTACTGCCCATATGTACCGCTACAAATGGTTCGTGCAGTTGGTGAAAACAGCTTCCAGCCCAAAATTGGCTTTAAGACTCGTTACGGCATGGTTGCAAATCCATTCGCCCGCGGGTCAGCTGCAGCTAATGACGGCGCGATTACTAACAACACTAACCAGTACTACAGAAGAGTATTGGTCAGCAACTTGTTCTAAGTATAACAAAAAAGGGAGAGGGTTTAACCTCTCCCATCTACAAACTAAGGCTACCTTCGGGTGGCCTTTTTTTATTCTGTAACGTATGACATAAGAATATGATTACGACCTTCTTCTGTGATTTGCTCATCAAAAATTCTTATAGCTGTTGTTAACATTGCTGAGGCTAACATAAGAACTTCATTTGCATCGTCACACATCATGATTTGTCTATCAATAGGCTGAGTAAGTTCAGCCATTCTTTGCATAATTTCCAAATCTTTTTTGTCTTTTGGTTTCATTACATTCCCAACGCATCCATATAAAGTTGCGTCATTGCGTTTTCGTTTTCAACATCGTCACGATTACGCTTTCGAATTGAAACAATTTTACGAATGATTTTTGCTTCGTATCCTTGGCCTTTAGCTTCAGACATTACCTCTTTAATTTGCTCAGAGACTGCAGTTTTTTCAGCTTCTAAGTTTTCCACGCGTTCAATAAAAGCGCGTAGTTGATCAGCGGTTACTGATGTTGTTGGATTCTGTGACATTAAATAATCTCCTGCTGTTGTAAATTTCAAATCTCCCATACCATTAACGGCTTCGTAGCTTGGGTAGCCTTTTTCAAAAACTGGTGCTTCCATTATAGTTTACCTTCTTCACGCATTTGTTTACGAATTTTAGTTGCACTAATATCATGAATGTCTTTACCTAGATCATGTTCAGTAAAGGTATATCCTACACCACGCCCATAACTAATATCTACAATATTAGGCATTTCTAAAATGATGTATTCATGTCCATTAAGGTATCCATGTTCAGCTAAGCCTTTTTCAATATTAGCAATAACATCAATCATACCAAAAGGATTATCGTCTTGCTTAGCAGTACGACCTGCACCGGCATCACCATCAAATTGATACACATCACGTATCATAATAACGACTTGGCCGGTAATTGAATGTGCACGTTTAAATAATTCAGTATGACCATCATGCCATGGTTGCCAACGTCCTAGCATTTGTACTGTTGGTTTTTTATAGTCAAACATTGTGTTCCATCCTTATGTGCCGTTCTATAGCATTAGCTAGAGTTTCATCCGTATCATCGTACCATTTAGATACACGATAATTTACTATTGAAGGTTTTTCAAACATTTTGTTTGTATCGCCAAAACGACCTTCCTTAATAGTATCCATCCATACTGTATAGTCAGCATCGAAGATTTCACGAGTTTCTTCAAGTGGGCAGACAAAATCGCAAATAACAGTTCGTTTCATTTCCTTTTCGTAATCAGCAATTCCTTTCATACGATAAGCTTGACGTAAACGAGCAGCCTCACTGAATTCCCAGTCATTTGCCATTTCACGAATTTTGTCTGCGTTAAACCAAGCACAGTTTAGTCGTGCTTGAAGTTGTTCAGCCAGCCAGGTCTTTCCAGAACCTGGCAAGCCGAAGATTAATATTTTCATTTAAAAATCTCCTGTGATTTTGTTTTTATGCGTCAGCCATTTCCAAGGCCAAATCCAAAGCGTTGATGTTACGTTTTGCGTTACCACCAAACCATGCTGAGCTCATACGGGTATCAGCCGAACGACCTAGTTTGTGGTTTGTCATATAGGTAACTGCATTGTATGCATTCCACCAAGTTCCAGGACGGAAATTATCTCCTGGCTGGTTTTCTACATAACCCATAGCTTGTTCAGCTGTCCGTGAAAGATCTTTGTTATCACGGTTGCTTTCTCCAAAGATGTTACCAAAATACTTGATAAGCTTTTCACGATCGTAGTTTTTAGAACCAAGAAACTCAGCAGCTTCTTTGAATTGTTCGACTTTATTGTGTGAGATACCAAGGATTTCTTTTACCTTATCAGCATCAAACTGCGAACGGTGGTTAATCCGAACACCAACACGATTCTTTTCATCCAAAGCTACAGCCAATGTATTGTTACAAACTACACGTTCCATAACAAATTTGATGTCGATTGCTTTACCGTATTGATGCGGGTTAGAGAAGAGCAAAAATCCTTTTACTTCATCTCCATTAAAGAGTGAAAAGCCATCTTGTACGTCGGCCAAAGCCCATACCAAACGACCTTCCTTTAAAGAACCTGCGGTATCCATTTGCATATCACCAGCTTTTACGAAATCTGTAAAGAAGTCGAAAGCTTCTGAGTTTTGCACTGGATTCCAACCTGGTCCAACTTGTGTAAGAATTTTTCCGTCGGTTGAACGAACCAAAGCCTGTTGGCCAGTGCTGTGGTTGTCACCTTTGTAACGGTAGAATGTGTCGACTTTTTCGACGTTCCAATCCAAGCCAGCAACTTCCATCATTTCTTGTGGAGACAAGTCGTCTGAAACTGGAACACCAAGTCCATGCCAAGGCTTGCCAGCTGATTCGCGGTATGCCATTTGAGCTTCGCCATTTACCATTTCAAGTTCGTGTGCCATGATATATTTCCTTTTGTGTGTGTATTATTTGATTTGATAAGACTATATTATACCATCTTAGATGGAATGTCAACTGTTTTATGCAACTTTTTTCAAATTAATTTGAACTTCTTCAAACCCTTTGTTTTCAGTGGCAACAAACCAAACATTGCCATCCCATACGTATGCATATTCTGCGCCTGTATCGTTAAAGGATTGTTGCAAAAAGTGTTGAATATCTTCATATACGATAGCAGCATCAGAATTTACCGAGTTTGTTTTTGACTCAAGGTAATCGTCTGAAAGACTGGAAAGGTAACCACCTTTAGCTACGATTTCTGCATCGTATTGTGAGTTATAAGATGTAACAAGAGTTCTACCAACTCCTTCTACATAACCATCATAGTGGCAATAGCTTGCGGTGATAGAATCTGTTTTTGGATTATAAATGCCGATGTTTGCTGAAGTACCCATAATGTTTTTCCTTATGTTTCTATTAAACGTTACGCATTGAATAGCCGAGAACATGCTCAACGAAGTCTTTGCCACAGTCGTGGAAGAAAGCTTCAACCAACGATTCACGTGGTGAAGTATCCATGAATTGAACATGTTGTGAAAGTGCTTCGGTATCAGATTGACGGAAGTAAGATAACGCTTGCATAAAGTCGTTTGCATCTTCATCATACATATCAGCAAGTGAACTGTCTTCCTTAGCATAACCGTGATATTCAGCGATTAATGCGTTTACTTTTGTAAGAGGAGTTTCGATCCAGTATGCTACAGCTTGATTTGTCATTATATAGGTTCCTTTTTGTTTTACCTTATATAAACAATATAACCTATTCGAAAAGGATTGTCAACAGTTAATTTCATTTTATTTCAAGTTTTTTTATTTTTTAATGAAAATATTGACTTGGCATAGGCATGGCATCAATAAGATCCCAAGCAAATTCTCCATATCCTGACTTTACTATATCTACCACATCAACATATGGTTCTTTATCTTTGAGATTTTCTGAATAGACCGGTACAACTTGAGCCTTCGGACA